TTGAATGTGGACAACGGGTATGATCATCGCAGGCATCGACCCCGGCAAAACCGGCGCGCTGGCGATCACTTATCCGGATGGCGCGGTGCAGGTGTTCGATGTGCCGACAATCAAGCTCCGAGGTAAGGAAGTGCCCGGCTGGATGGATTGGCAACGCTCATGGAGCGGCGCATTCGACTTTGCCGGGGTGAATCTGATCGTGATCGAGGATGTTTCGGCGCGGCCGGGGCAAGGTGTCACGAGTATGTTCACGTTCGGGCGCACGCTCGGCTTTGTTCATGCCTTGGCCGTCGCATCCGGGGCGTCTGTGCAAACTGTCTCGCCGGCAGTATGGAAGGCGAAGCTCGGGCTACTCAATTCGAGCAAGGGGGCGAGGCGGGAAAAAGCCACGTCGCTCTATCCTCGATCGGTTGGATTGCTCGGCCGGGTGAAGGATGATGGTCGGGCTGAAGCAATCCTGCTCGCACATTATGGGAGGAAATTTCTGTGATGAGGTATCTCAAGGAAAAACGCGGCAAGATTGCCACACGGCAAGGACCGAACGGCATTCCCGAACCGGCATGGATGAGCGCGCCACCACGGTTACGCCAGTCGGATATCACCGCCCGAAAGCGGGATCCGGAACAGCCGAGTCCGCCTTGATCAATCCGACTGCCCATTCGTGCGCAGCCTGCAAGCGGACGGTATTCTCGACTAAGGTATCGTAGTCTCGCCGCTCAACCACGATGGCATCTGCACCGGGACTGTCAGGCTCGGGGGCAGGATGATCTTCGCGGGCGGCGGCGGGGGTGAGGCGACAAACTTTGTCGAACCGCATCCTGTCAGCATTGGCAGCACTGCGAGCACCCATAGCGGCGCGAAGATCATTTTCAACATGGATATTCTCCTGCACTTGGATCATGAATTTGGTTTCCATGTCGCGCACCTGTTGCTGTGCTGCGGCGAGGTTGGCGGCACTGGCAGCATCCCGCTCGGCAATCTCGCGGTCCTTTTCCTTCAAGTCCTGCTTGAAGCCATCGATGAACCAGAAGCCTTCGATCCGGACAGTCTGGATCGTGGCAAAGGAAATCGCAGCGATCGCGATGCCGCCGAAGATTTTGCTGGTCAGCGCAGAGAATGGGTTGAAAGGGATCATGGCGGGCTCCGAGAGGTGGGAGTCGAAGCTCCCACCATCCAATCAAGTGAAATTAGCTTTGACTGCCCACATCGCGGCCTGCTCATAATTCGTGACTGCAATAGATCGCTCACGATTATGGGGAACGTGGTCTCGGACGTAATCGAGCAACCCTTCCGTCCTCGCTTTGATTTCCGCGACAACTTCACTCCCGCTCGGATTAAAGCCGGGGAGAGTGCTTGCTTTTTCGTCTGACATAGGATGTTCCTTCTTGTCATTCGCCGCAGACGCGCGCGGCTCCGCTTTCCGGCAGTTGCCGAAATTTATTCGCCGTCTCCATCACCGGATGCATCCAGCTTCACCCCGTCCTTTCCCGCTTCCAGCTTGACCGCACGGATTGAGACAAAGCAAGCCAGCGCCAGCACGATCAGGAGCAGGCCCCAAGTGAGCGGGTAGGCCAGTTCGACATAGCGATCGAGGCGCTGTTCAGCCGATGCGCCGGGGAATTTCTCGATTACGCTCAAGGCCCACATGATGCAGGCAGTCAGTGCAGGCCCGCACCCAGCCAGCGTAATATAGACCAGCGTTTGCCGCCCTTCGCGGGTGAACGGGAACATGCTCATGCCCTCTCGTAAAGTTCGGCCTCGGCCTTGCGGCGGCGAACCAACCCGTTCATCCGCTTGCCCGCCGCGAACACCCATCGATCGAACTCCAAACGCGCGGCGGCATAGTCTCCGGCCTTGTGCTTGCGGAACAACGTCGATGCGAGCAGTTTGCCGGTGTTGTAGTGGAAGCTCACCATGGCCGCGAACTGGTTATCCGTGGTGGGGACATCGCCCAAGGCCCGCGCCACGGCAGCAGCGAACCGGCCCGCGTCGGCGGCTAGGCGTTCATCGCACTGCGCCTGCGTCCAGACCGTGCCGGGCGTTACGTCCGCGCCAGTCGCACCCCATCCGATCGTCCATGGATCGCCGCCGCTGCCGGGATCAGGATAGGCTTGGAACTTGCCATCCGGGCGCTTCTTCGCGCAGCCCTCGAAGCTCTTGATCAGGTCAAGGCCTGCGTCGTTGATGGTTCTCACGGCTTTCCCCCCAAATCGACAATCCCGGTCGCTCCGACCTTGACCAGTGCGAAAATCGCCAGCACCGCAGCCCCGACCTTGGCGACCCAGGTAATGACCTTGCCACCTGTTTTGACTGCCTGCCATGCCTCGACGATATCGCGCGTCTCGTCCACCTTGTCGGCTACGGCTTTCAATTCAATATGCATGGCTGCCAGGCTGGCCTTCACTTCGGCCAATCCTCGCGCGATTTCCGGATGCGTCGTTTCAGCCATCTATCGACTCCAAAAGCTTCGACGCATTCCAGCAAGGCGAGCACCAAGCATCCCAGCGCGATTACCCAACCAAGCCATGATCCCATCTGCCAAACCCCCTGCAACAAGCACTTGCAAGACAAACGCTGAATTGAGCGATGCTGCTCGGGCATATTGCACGAGGCCGAGGCTCGCCGCCGTGACAGAAAACACGATCTTGAGCATTCCGATCCACAGGACTACTCTTGCGCGGTCACTGTGATAGCGCCGGACGAGCATTCCCATACTCACGACGACAAAGGTATCCAAAGTGATGATTACGGGCAGGCGGTGTTCGCGACCAATGAACGCTGCCGCCATTACCGCAAGCGCAAAGGCTACCGCAAGGACTAACATGATCCGTTGCGGCCTGCGCCAGAGCGCAAAAGCCAGCAGGAGGGCCTGCCCTGTGAAAACCATTTCGGTCACGGTCTAATCCTTCGGTTCCACGACCAACACGCCTACATCTTCATCGAGAGGCTGACCTTGAGCAAGTTCGGTCAGAATTTCGCAGCGCCGGGCACGGTTGGCTTCCAATGTCGATAATGCAAACTGCATCTTGATAAGTGCGCGAAAATCACTCTGACCAAGATGTGCAAGTTCTCTCGCAATTGCGTTCGGGTTATCAGCCACGGTTGATCTCCTTTATTTGAATACGACATGCCAATGGGGGCCCGTCGCGTAACTGGACGGATTTTTCACTTCATCGCGGACTTCCAGAAAATCGAAGCCTTCCGCTTTCAGTTTCTCGACGAATTGCTCGAAAGTCATGCCAGGGATCGGACGTACATCAACTGCGGCGTCGGTGCTGACGTGGTAACTGTCCTCGTTCTTTTGACCGAGCGGGCTGTTTGGATCACGCATATCCTCTGTGACTTCGGCGCCGGGGAAAACCGTCTCGATCACCGCGCGGCCATAAGGGATATTCGGATCGTCGAGCGGAGTTGCATCGGTTTGAAGCACATCGCCGGGCTGTTCAACCAGAACGTCCTGCGGCGCGCTCACAGGTGCCGGCACAGCGTCACTAGGCTGGCTCAACGCCGCTCCTGTGTCTGCTCCGACATTGGCCCCAAGGATCGTCGCCGAAAGCGCCCGCATGGCTGCTTTCGCGCGGTCGGTCGGGCCACTAAGCAGGTTGATTGTCTGACGCACCTTGGCGGGATTGGTACTGAAAAGACTGTCAACCAGACCCATCGCCTTCTTGTCCGAGAACCGGAAGAAGTGTTGGAGCACCTGCAGCGCGCGAACACGGGTGATTGCCATCGCGCTAGGTGACATGGCTACGACAATCTTGGAAAGCGCGTCAGGGTCCAGTTCTTCCGCCTTGGCTCCTTGCTCCTTCGCCACCGAAGCCAAAGCTCGCATTCCCGAAAGTTGACGTGTTGCAGTGTCAGCAATCGCTGTACCTTCGTCCATTCCAATATTCCCGGCAATCGCGCGCTGAACCGAAGGATTGGTAGCAACTTCGCCAGCGGCCGAGATGTTCGCGGCGGGGCTCTGTGAGAAATCCTGCATGAGCCTCTGTGTCTGCCCGAGCATCCGACCCGTGGATCCTTCCGGAGTTTCGTAAGCCTTGCGTACATCGAGCGCCTGTCCTCGATCGGAAATCGGAACTTCCTCCCGAACACGTGTTCGTGCGCCTTCACCTGTACCTTCCAGCATCCGAGACTTGCCGGCATAAGCGGCTTTCATCTGTTCGACCGCTGCGGCCATCTGCGGGTGCTCTTGCGCAAGCGTATCCTCGATGTAGTTGATCGCAGCTTGTGCATTACGCCCTTCGATCCCGCCACGAGCAGCATCCTTACGCAGTTCGCTCAAAATATCGGTGACTTCTCGACCTGTAATCCCTCGACCTTCCGGACGGGCTTTCAGACTGCCTACAACACTGCATGATCGTCTAAAGGTCGCCAAGTCCATCGCAGGCCATTCGGATGCCACGGGCGAAGCTACGGCTGCTGCGGTGCGTGCTCGCGCATCCAATGTTGGTCCTGAAACCGCTGCGCGCGTTTCGAAAGTGACCGCA